TGATGCTCCAGTATTAGATACTAGACAACCAATCATAACTTGTTTGTTAGATGTTGCTGTTTTAACTGTAGTAAGTGTTGCATCTGTTAAAGACGCAGTTGTTGAGTTAAAATTATTTGCCATATTTATTTTTCCTGTTTAATTAACCTAATGCTATTGCAAAAGGGATTGAATTGTCTGTTGCTGAAATAGAAAGTGTTTCATTTCCACCATCATTGTTTTCAGTAAATGTAATATTTGAACCTGCTACTAATTTTCCATTTAAGAAACCTGCCGTTGTATCATTTGCTGAAACTAAAGTTTTAACATCTGTGTCTGCTGTAATTTGTTGCCAAGCTGAACCTGTGTAATATTTAATTACATTATCAGTTGAGTTATAAAATAAATCACCTTCATCTGCTGACACTGGGTCAGACACACCAATACTGTATGTATTAGCACAACTATTTACATCTGCAATATTAGTTGCAACGGTATTAACATTAGCAATATCTGTTGCAACAGTTGTGATATTAGCGTTAGCTGCTGCAACTGTGTTAATATTTGTATTATTACCAGCTACAGTATTAATGTTTGTGCTATTAGCATTAACAGCATTAATATTTGTTGAATTAGAATTTACTGCCGTTACTGCACCAGATATACCCGCAACACTTGTAACGTCTGCTGATATTCCTGCAACAGAAGTTACATCTGAATTTATACCTGCAACTGTATTGATGTTAGCTGAATTAGCATTAACTGCGTTTATGTTTGTGCTATTTGAATTAACATTAGTAACTGCTGTAGAAATACCTGCAACACCAGTAACATCACTTGAGATACCTGCTACAGTTGTAACATTGCCAGAAATTCCTGCTACAGTGTTTACATCAGCTATGTTAGTTCCAACTGTATCTACATTAGTAATACTATTAGCAACAACTTCTATTTCTGATGTTGCTTCATTTAAATCATTTGCAACTGTTTCTACTTCTGAAACTGCTTCTGCTAAATCATCTGCTACTGCTATAACTTTTGCAATGTCTGTTGCAACAGTGTTTACTGAAGCTATGTTTGTAGCAACTGTAGTTATGTTAGCATCATTAGTTGCGACTGTAGTTACGTTACCAGATATACCAGCAACAGTAGTCACATCAGCTGCAATACCAGCTACTGTGTTAATGTTAGGTAAATTGGTAGATATAAATGCTTTGTTAACAGCATCTGTATCAGCTGTTGGAGCTGCAACATTTTTTAATCTTTTACTTTGTACATCCCATTGGAAATCTGCTCCATCCAATGTAATAACGTCACCAGCTTTATCAATGGCCAGCCAGAGACATAATCAACTAATTTAGTTGTTTGACTTGTAGTACGTCTTATCTCAATTGCTGAAGATGCCGCAGGAGCTGTAGTAAACGTAAGTGTTGTTCCAGCACCATCTAAAGTATATGCTGTTACAACTACACCGTTAACTGTAGCTGACAAATCGTCAACACTACGGTAACTAAAAGGAATAGCGTATGCTGTAGTAGTACCGTTTCCAGTATATCTTACAAATGAATTAGCCATTATATCCTATATTTATGTTTATCTCTTCTAAAAGGGGTACTTTATTGCTTGTCTATAAGCTTCTCTTGAAGCAAAATTACTTTTATTTACTTCTTCAGTAATTTGAGGAAATTCTTTAACCATTTCCCAATAAGCGACATTTTCAACAGCATATACTCTTTGTAATATAAATTGTTGTTGTTTGTCTTTACCATTGACTAAACCAGAAGGCTCTAAATATAAACTACTTTTTTTATCAGATATAATTTTTTCAATATATTCTTGTAGATTATAAGTGCCATTTTTACTTACTAAACCTCTATCAGTTAATTTTAATTCAGATTTAATTTCAAGCCATCTGTCATATGCTGTTTGTCCATTTGCATTTCTAATAGCTCTTAAATCTAAGTCAGGAGCGTATTTATCCATAGAAGAAGGTGGTCTATAAGTTATTTTTCTATCAACAAAGAAATTTGCTGTTTCATTCTTTTTCCATTCAGTCATTGCAAAAGGAGAAGACCATAAACCAGTTTCACCACCTAATCCAAAAAGCCATCCATTTTTACGTTGAATTTTTTGACCTAACATATTTCTTTTTGGCATTGGTTTTTCCATTGGATTATCAGCAAAATAAGTTGACATTCTATCTGATAATGACCATAAATCTTTTTCCCATTCATCAGAAACTCTATCTACGTATCTGACACCACCTGATAATGGTAGTAATTTCATAGCAGCTCTTGACAATGTAGCTTCTATTTTTTGTTCTGGTTTTCTAGCCATTAAATCGCCACCATTTTGAAATGATGCAATTGTATCAACAATATTTTTAGTATAAAATTTAGAAGTTAAATTTCTTGTTAAAGATAAAGCAAGACCAACAGCTAGTTCAGTTGCCATAGATTCTAATTTTGGTGGAAGGTCTTCATTAAAATTTAATACTTTATCTAATGTTTCTTTTATATCAGCTATAATAAAAAATGGTGTGAATAATGGGTCAAGTCTATTTAAAGAAATGTATCTACCATCATCAGTGACATAAGAATAAGGCTGCCATCCAGTTAATTCTTGTTTTTGTTGATTTTCTCTCCAGTCTTTAGAACCACCACCTGTAAATTTACCAGCCATAACAGCCGCTATAGCTGTACTCATAATTAAATAACCAGCTTGTATTCTTGCATTAGCTTCAGCTGCTGCTTCAGGATTTACATATTTAACATTTCCAAATAAATTTCTAACACCTCTTGTAAGTTGTTTAACTTTTGTATTAGCAGCTTCTCCACCTTCTTCAGCTAACATGTGTCTCATTTGAAATTGGTATCTACCAAGTAAAGGAAGATGTTGAAAATTCCACCTTAACAAATTAGAAGGCGTATTTATAAAATGTAATCCAAATGCTCTTGTCCATTTCCAATTAGGTTGTTGTGTAGCTTTTAAAATATCACCAGTAATACCACCTTCTTCTATATTTGTAACAGGATTTGTAGAATAAGCAGATTGTGTGTAAGATATTTCTCTTGAATATTGTAATGGTGAATTAAGTTGTTCTCCTACAGTTGTTCCAATAGCATTAGCAACACCTTTTTCATTAACATATCTTTTTTCAATTTCTTTAAATTTTGCTTTATAATCTTGTGAAAATGCTTTTCCTTTTAAAAATATACCATAATCAGGGTTTTGCCTCATTATTTCAGTATTAATAATAGAAGCTAATCTAGCTTTAAATGTCATTGTTTTAAGAAATTCATCACCAGCTGAAAGTATTCTCATTGGAATAGTTGTGACTAATCCAGCTGCTTCAAAAGGAGCTTGAGCAACTTTTCCAACAGCACTTCCTATAGCATCATTTGAAATTCTTGCAGACACATCCGCTAATGGTTCCGTTAATAATTTAGCAGTTTCACTAATCCATCTTTGTAATTGTCCTTGTCTGATGTTACTATCAAATTTCATTTGTCCACTATCTAAAGTAGCTCTTCCTTTTATAAATGTTTTACCAGCTGCTTTCAAAGCATGACCCATGTAAACATATTGATATACATAAGTTTGAAAAGCTTCTCTAGCAATTTCAATTGCTCTTTGTTTATCAGCTCTTGCCATATTAGCAGCTCTCAATAACATAACAAATGGTTTCCATTGAGTTTGAACAAGGCCTGAAATCATGTTTAATATGTGTGTATCAGGGGAAGACAATAAATTATTATTTATATATTCTGCTGCTAAATCCCATTTATTTGCTTTTCTAGCATTTTGTAAAGCTAATATAACTTGTTCGTTATCATCTAATTTACTAAGAGCCTCATAAAATTTTGCTTTGTCGCCTTCTTTTAATTGTTTCATTTTAGGGTCTTCAGGATTAACAATTAATTCTGCTGCTCTTTTCATATCTTTTACAATGTTACCAGCAAAAGTTCCTCTAGCAGCGTATGTAGATAAATTAGATTGATTTGTAAGTGTTTCGTCAAGAGCTTCAATCATATCATCTATTTGTGCTTCAAGCTCTTTACGTCTTTTAGGAGTTAAATCTATTCTTGAATATTCATTTGTTAATGCTACAATTTCAGATGCATCTCTTGCAAGTAAATCTCCATTAGCAACTATATAAGCTGCTTGTTTTTGTAATTTAGGGTCTTTAACCATTTTCTTAACTTCTCTACGTAATTGCTCTGGGTTGTCACCTAAAATAATTGCATCATCAATAATTTGTTCTTGTGTTGTAGGGTCAGCACTTGCTACTTTTTCTCTAACAGCTTCTGCTCTTTGTTTTAATAAAAGTGTGTATGCACCTTTTTTGTAGCGTGTTATATTAATAGGGAGAGTTGGCGGTTTATCCGCACTTGTAATTGGAGTTACTTTTAAATTTAAAAATCTGTTTTTAAAAGTGTCTGTAGTAACAGCAGGGTCTGTTTCATCTGCTGCTTTTGCTGGTAAGTTTTTAAATAATTGTGATTCTGTTTTTGGAATAGCTAAAGCTTCGTATAATTGCCTACCTGTAATTGTACTTCTTCCATATTCTTGTACATCAAGTAATTGTTTTACTGTTTGATTTTTAAGGTTTCTAGTTGTTAATGAAAATGAACCAGCAGAAAAAACACCACCAAATACGGTACCAAAACCAAATCCAGCAGCTGTGCTTAAAGCTGTTTGTTTTAAATCTAATTCATCTTGTACACCTGATTGAATAGCTGTATTTTGTAATATAGTATCTTGAACACCATTAGTAATAGCACCAAAATAACCTTCATATAAAGCACCTTTAGCAACTGCTTGTCCAAGGGATGCTTTGGTAGATTGACGTGCCATTTCTTCAATAGCTGCTTTGTTAATTTCATTGGCCATTTTGCCTTTTAACAATTCTTTAAGACCCATTTTATAACTTTGTTTAGCAACTTGACCACCAACTCCAACTCCTATTAAATTTGCAGGGTCAGATAACATAGCTCCGCCGTTGTCAATAAGCCACCCACCAAAACTTCTATTTGGGTCATTCCAAAAAGAAGGCAACGCTTCATAAGTTTGTTGAATATATGCAAACTCTTTTAAACGTTTTTCATCCTTTTCTCCATATACATTTGCTAAATCCATTCCCATAGAAACAGTATTGTTGTTTCTCCAAGACCTGTCTTCATAAAAATATTCTAACAAATCAGCTGGTGACATTGATTGAAATTTATCATCAGCATTTCTATAACTGTAATAACTTTTTAAAGTATTGTAAAAATTTTCAGTTTGTATTTCTTCTAACGCTGCTTGAGCTGATTGTGCTTTTTGTAAATTATCTGTATTACCGACACCATATATTTCAGGATTATCGGATAAAAATTCTGCCATTATTTATTACCTGTTTTAACTAGAGCTTTAATAGCTTTATCAACATCTTCTATTTTCATGGTGAAAGTGTTAGAGATGTTTTTTAATAATTGATTGTAGTCAACTTGTTCCATTACTTTAATCATTTCAGGAGTTAATTGCATATCCCCTAAAGTTGTTTTTAAATAATTAGTTATATATGGAATTTGCTGTTCATTAATAAATCGTTTTTTATCAGTTTCATTAAGACTAAACCAAGATGTATCTGCACCAAACATTGATAAATCAGGTTGTGGCATTTTTGCAATTCCTTTATCAACTTCTAATTGTTTATTTAGAGTTTGAAGAACTTGTCCAACACCTGTTTCTTGATAACGTTTTTGTTTTTGACTTTCTTTAAATTGTTTATTTTTTAACTCTTCTTCATATTGAGTTACTGATTTCATAGTAGGATTTAAATTTTCTGGTGTAAATCTATCTCTAACAATATCGCCTAAATCTTTTAAGAATTTATTCTTTTCAATTGTTGATGGACTTCTACCACCATTTTCAGCTTTATAATTAGTTTCATAATCCATAATTTCTTTACGCATATAATAAGTTGCGTTACGAATTGCTTCATAAGAATTTGGTTTTTCTTGACCAACTATACCAACATTGAAATTACCTTTAATAACTCCTACAATAGAAGTTATTCCAGATGTATAATTATAATCAGTTGCATAAACTGGTTTAGTGCCATTATTTTTATCTGTGTTATAAGTGCTATAATATGTTAATGCTTTTGCCCATTCTGTTTTAGGAACATTATTAGCTACTAATGATTTAAACACTTCTGCTTGACTTTCATATTTACCATCAAATATGTCACTTACTATATTATTAAACACTTGTGGGTCAGTGTTTACATATCTATTGTTGTCCATCATTCTGTCAAAAGAATCTAAAACAGATGGATTTATTTTAGCTAATTTTGCTCTTAATTCTAAATTTTCAGCATGCGTTCTAGGTCTTTCTACACCATTTTCATCTTTTACTTTGCCTGTAATAGCATCTATAAAAATGTCTTTTGTTTCTTGTTTTTCTTTATAATCAGCATTAAGACGTTCTTGGTTTGCTAATGTAACTCTTTTTGTATTTAATTTTTGGACTAAATCATAAACATCTTTTCTTTTTGTATCAGCAAGGGAACCTCTTTGTGTGCCATCTGTTCCGATTCCTCTGTTATAAGTTAAAAAACTTAAAGCTTTATCAATTTCTTCAGGACTGGTTGCAGAACTATAAATATTTTCTACTTGTCTTAACATACCTTGAATACCTTCTTCATTAGAAGCATAAGTACCATTTGGTAATTTACTTTTTGTATAAGAATCTACGGCACCCCAAGCTTCTGCTGCATTTTCAGCAACTGAAATTGTCTTTGCAATTCCCAATACTTTTTGTTCTCCAGCATATTTGTTTCTTTTTTCAGCATCTTGAATAGCATCTTTAGCTTTGTATTGATTAAATACAGCTGCAAATCCAAGTGAATAAGAACCATCTTTATCTTTAAAATCAGGTAAATATTGTTTATAAAAAGCTGGTAAATTAGTTTGTGTAAAATCATAAGAAGATTTATTTTTTTCAATTTCAGCCATTGTATCAACAGCTTGTTGTCTTCCTAAATGATACGATACAGTTTTTTCTGTGAAAGCTCCTTCTAATTCTGGATGCTTACCTTCTAATATTTCTTGTTGTACAGTTTTAGAATCTTTAGTTGCAAGTAAAGAATTTATTTTATTTTTAGCATCTTCTTTTTTGGTATCTACATATGTTCCATATATTTTACCTAATGCAGGATTAATTTCTTTTTGCAATATATTTACTAAATCTGTTACATCACTTTTATTCGAAGATGCTACTTGACCAGCAAAAGTTGCTCCCATGTATTGATTTGTTACTCTTGATTTATATGCCATAATTTATGCTTTCGGTGCCTTTGCTGCTTCAACATTTTGATAACCTTGTGTAGTGGCTGTAGCCACTTGTAAAAACAATCCTGTTTTACTAGGCATCATTACTGGTGCTATGCTATTATATCTTCTTTGTTGAGCTGCATAAGCTTCTGTAGTTTTACCATATAATTTTGTTATATCTGTTTCATAATCTCTTGTTGCATCTAAAAAATCCATGTCTTGTGTTCCTGCAATATCTTGTATTATTTTATCTGGGTTACCAGCATTTAAATTTAAAGCTTGTGCTGTTTTTTTATTTGCATCTTGGCTATTTTTAAATTGTTCTGCTTTTAACTCTCTTGCTGATGAGACCGCTTCTTTATCTATTTTTGATAAATCATATAAATAAGCTTGGTCAGAATTTCTTCTTGTTTGTTCGTTAGCTTTTTCTTTAGCTTTTGCAATTGCTTTTTGACTATTATAATTTTGAACTGCTGTTGCAACTTGTAAACCGCCCATAACCACGGCTGCTGTTACTGGGTCACACATTATTTATTCACCTCTTTCATCATTAATAAAAATGGAATTTTTTCAAATCCGTAATCTCCTATTTCAGTTTTTGGTTCAAATTTTAAATATTGAAGCCATTTAAGTGACTTCCAATTTCTTTTATCTACAAAATTATATAAATACTTATATCCTTCTCCCATTTCATTTATCCAATGGGGACATTCTTTAATAAATTGTTTAGTATGTTTAAACAAATCTTCACTAGACAACATCCAAGCAACGCAACCCCATAATCAGGGTCAGCACAAGGAGCTGAACCAAACATTCCTATAACAGAATTATCTTCTGTTCTAATAACAGAATAAATTTTACTGTTTTCTAAAGTAAATGCTTCAACTAAAGCTTTTAATGGTGTTGAATTATTAGAAGCTCTTATTTCTTCTCTATCACTTTTTCTAATTTTAGGTGCTAATTCTAAAGCATCTTTTAATATTGCTTGTCTTACAAACGCTGTATCAGTCATAATTAAATCCTTGTTGAACGATTGTGGTAATAACCTTCTACTTCTGCACTTGCAATGTACATTGGTAAATGAGAATCACTTTTAATATCA